TCCGAAATGGTGAGGCGCGTAGCCGACGAACTGGCTGAACGCACCCTTACGCTGGATGAAACTCGCGCCGAGCGTGACCGACTGCGAGCCTTCCTCAACGACTGCTTGAGACTGCTTGAGACTGCTTGAGAGATGAAGGGCCGAGATCAGCCTGTTCCACGCTCGAAACTTCAGAGGGTTTCGCTGCGCTCCAACCCTGGTCTCAACTACATGACCGATGCGCGCCGGATCGAACTGGGCCTGCCTAGCCCGACCCGGTGAGCAGCGACAGGATCTTCGGGATCACCAGGGCCAGCACGACCAGGCAGATCAGCGCGCCCGCCACCAGCAGCCCGACCGTGCTGACGTGCATCTCCCAGCGATCGGTGATGCCCGGTCGCTGGCGCGTGTAGCCGACCGACAGGGTGATGTCGATGCGCAGCGACGAGTGCCGCGGCTCAACACTCCGCTCGCTTTCGCTGATGATCTCCTGGTCCACACGACGCTCATAGCAGACGACAGATCGCAAGCAAGCCGATCAGGCCGAGCGGCACGCGCGGGTCGGGCACGCCGATGAAGATGAAGACCACGCTCAGCACGAGCACCAGCACGGCCAGCACAAACCCCACACCCACCGGCGCAACCTGCATACCCGTCCTCCTCACACCCGCGACTCGACGTACACCACGCTCACCGGCCCGAGCGCGTTGAACTGGTCGCGGCTCAGCGTCGAGTAGACGCCCATATAGCCCTCGGCCGAGTTGGCCACGCCAATCGCGTTTCCGCTGATGCCACGCAGCGCCATGAAGTGATACATCCCCTGCGGGTTGATCGTGCCGGTGTACTCTCTGGCGATCGCGTACGCCTGGTCGAACGTCACGTACGCCTGGCGCGCGACCAGGCCGTAGCTGTCCAGGCAGTCGACGACGCACTGCTGGCTCATGCAGCCGTAGGTCTCGTTGACGCAGCTCGGGTAGCCCATCGCCAGGCCAACCGCGGCGCGCGCGTCGTAGATATCCGACTCCTGGTACGCCGTGCCCGTGGCCTGCAGCACCCACGTCATCGAGCACACGCTGCACGTCCACGCGTACGCCTGGGGTGGCATGAACCAGTCCGGGTCCCAGCTCACGCTTTTGGGTCGTCTGGTGCCTCGTAGTCTGACTCGGTGATCGGCACGTCCGGCGTGATCGTGCCCTGCAGGTTCGGGTCGAGCGCGTACAGGAAGGCTTCGACGCTGCCGGCGCCCGTCCACTTGCCCGACACCGCGGCGGCCAGCGCCTGGGTGAACAGCGACTGTTGCTCCTGCAGCTGCGTGATCTGCGCGGCCTGATCGTCCGAGTACTGGCTGACGTCGGTCATGTCAGTCTCGCCAGTAGCGCCGTGTCGTCCAGCGCCCACCTCTCAGCGCCATCCATCGCGGTGACGAGATCCTTGACGTGGGCGACGGCGTCCGGCGGCGGATCGGTGTCGACGACCACGTTACACGCGCAGCCTTCGAGATTCACCTTTCGGACGAACATCTCCTGCACGTTGGGCGCATCGGCACCACCACCCACGGGATGCGTCGAGCGCGCCCCGCAGCCGTCCGGACAGTCCAGCACGATGTAGTTGTGGTCGTCCTGACCGGTTGTCGGGTTGGTGAGCCAGAAGACCTCGGCGGCGGGGATAGTGCCGCTGTGGCCAAGCTCGTCGTACACGACGGCAACCGAGCCGTCCGCATTGAAATACACCGGTCGCACGCTCATCTACGGGTTACTCTCCAGGGAAACTGTGGCGCCAGCGGCGTTGTTATTGGCGTTGTACGCACCGGTCGCGGTGACCGTCACGTAGGTGGAGATGGCTCCGAGTCCCGTTGCCAGCACAGCCGGTTGACCGCAATTCGTAACTACCCAGGTGCCATTCTTGGTGACAGTCGGTGTCAGGGCTTTTCGCGCCTTGAATCCAAGTGTTTGTCCACCGTTGGTGCCGGTAGTGCCATACCCCAGAAAAGCGATTTCCCCGCTCTGGCTTTCGCCCAGCAGCTCGTAATACCTGAGGCACCTGGCCAGGTCGTCGGCAGGATGCAGCGGCGCGTAGTCGGCGTACTGCGAGCCCACCACCAGCATGGCGTTGTCCACGTACGTCGTGGCGGCGGCCTCGATGTTGAACCCCGGCTGACAGACCGTTGCGCCCGCCGCGAGCGTCATCGTCACACTGGCCGTGTGATAGGCGTTGTCGCCGGCCACGTATGCTCCGTAGGTTGTGGTCACGCCGTCATAGATAAACGGGCGCACCGCGTTGGCGACGTTCGTGCGGAGCCGCACGCTGAATGAGAAGGTGAGGCTCTTGAAGCGGGTGAGATCGTTCAACGGGTTCAGGATTTGTGACGGTGCGCCAAGAGTCGACGCCGCGGTCGTTGTGACGGCCATGCACGTATTCGAGTTGTCCTGGTTCGTCGTGTCCCGGCTCACGGACGTTCCGGTTTGGCCGTTGTTCTGCCAGCGATCGGCGGTATAGCCGAAACCCGTGAACGGACCAGCACCTCGCTGCCAGATCTCGAAGCCGCCGTTGGTGAGCAGGTTCAAGCGCGCCGTGTCGCTGGCCAGCTTGGCGTTGGTCACCGACGCGTTCTGCAGCGCGGTGCCGTTGATGCTGGCCGCCGGCGCGGTGATCGGCGAGCCGAGCGTGACACCCGTGGCGTCGGCCTTGATCAGCGTCGAGCCGTCGGACTTCAGCACGTTCAGCGCCCTCGAGTTGGTGGCCTCCAGGTTCTCGACCGTGAGCGCGTAGCTGCTGGCGTTGTTGACCGCCGTCGGCGACAGCGGCACGCCCTTGCCCGCGGTGCCCTTCAGCGCGTCGATGACCTGCTGCACGTTGCTGGCGTTGATCGGATCGCCCGGACGCACATCGGAAAAGCTCATCGTTCTATGGTGACCCCCATGTAGTGACTCCCGCCGGTCCCTGCGGGCCGGTCGGGCCCTGAGCGCCAGTCGCCCCGGTCGCGCCCGTTGCGCCGGTTGCGCCCTGCGGACCGGTGGCGCCCTGCTGGGCGATCAGCGCCCAGGGCGCCGCGGGTGGCGTCACGCCAGTGCTGCTGGCGGTGGCCATGTAGCTGGACCCCTGATACGCCACGGCGTCATACTGACTGTACGCGGTGGTGTTGCTCCACGCACCGCGCCACGTCAGGGTCGGACCAGGTGCGCCCGTGGCACCCGTCGGGCCCTGAGGCCCGCTCGCACCCGTGGCACCCGGTGGCCCTTGCGCACCCGTGGCGCCGGTTGCGCCGGCGGGCCCGATGCCGACACGCGCGGCGCTCATCCACTCGGATTGTGGATTCGCCGTCGTCGCCGTGTTGACGCTCGCCCAGGCGCTGAGCTCGAAGATGTCGCCCACATAGGCGTACACCTCGCCGGCGATGAGCACGCCGCCGGCGGCGACCTTCGGCATCGGCATGCTCGTCTCGAGATTCCACGAGCCGGCGTAGGTGCCGCGCAGATCGGCGATGTGGATGGCGCGGTCGCCGGTCTGATTGCTCGGATCGAAGACCACGCCCGCGCCGAGATCGTAGGTGCCCTGCGTCTGGCAGCGGATACAGCCGGCGTATGACGCCGAGTCAGGGTCGCCCGTTGGCGGCACGATCTGCCAGGTCTGGACGCCCCACTGGGTCGGCGTGCCGGTCATCGGGATGCGCGTCCAGGTGGTCGCCGGGATCGTCGTCGCGCTCGCCGGGCCGTACACACGCGCAAAGCTGTCCGTGCTGAGCACGGGGCCGTTGTCGCCCTGACCGTTGTGGTTGTGGCCCGTGGTCGGATCGAACAGGCCATCGGTCAGCCGCCAGGACTGCGCCAACCAGCGCTGCAGGTAGGTCTGGACATCATCACCCTGGGCATACTGCAAGAAGCCAACTACACGAGTCTTGAGCGTCACGGTGAGCCCCAGCGGTAGCCTGCATCGTAAACGTAGCCCGCGTCCCAGGCGATGGTGCCCGGCGTGGTCAGGTCCTCGTTGTCGACCAGCAGCTTGAGCGTGAGCGTGGCGACGATGACCGGCTCCGCGTTGCCCTTGCCCGACTCGCCGCCCAGATGGCTGAGCTTGCGGGTGATCGGCGGCAAGACCAGCACGGCGTACGTCTCGCCGAACTCGTCGCGCAGCGTCTGCCGCCCGCCCCACTGCATCGGCTCAAGTTGCTGGTAGGTGGTCAGCGAGCGGCCGATGTCGCGGCCGCCGAAGCGGTCCAGGTTGCCCTCGCCGAGCACCACGTCATAGGTGCGGATGCGGCGCAGCTGCGGACGGATCTGTGCGCGCGGGCTGATGGCGCGCAGGATCGGCGGCGAGGTCGAGGTGTTCGTGCCGTTCAGGCACAGCGCGAGGCGTCGGCCGAAGAAGTCCCCGGTACCGATGACGTACGCCAGTGGGCTCTCGTCGGCCGTGCCAAAGCTCACGTCCGGGCCGCCGTCCGCGGCCACCTCGATGTTCAGGCTCGAGCCGATGCCCAGCCCGTCGGCCTGCACGTCGATCTGCAGCAAATCTTTTACAGAGATGGGGTGCTGCCAGTCCTGGCCAGGGATGTGGAACTCCCACGACGTGGCGTAGCGGTACTCGCTGTCCTGCAACGGGTTTTCGGTGCGCGCGATCATGCACCAGCTGACCTGTGCCTGGCCACTGCTGGTGTTCACGCTGCCGAGCCACAACCGCGGCGGGCTGGTCAGCGCACTGATGGTTAACATGCGGCAGACCTGACCGGGCAAAAAGATCAGCGCGCCGTGCCACAGCATGGGCGACGGGCCGATGGCCTGTGGGCTGGGCCCGTAGCCGGCGCCGTAGCCGAACGGCGAGGTGCCCGCGTCGCCCTGGCGGATGTCGCGGCCCCACAGGATGTAGGTGTCGACGCCGTTGTACATGGCGGCGATGACCCACGGCCCGTAGGTACACATCGCCGTGATCTTGCCGCGGATGGGCGTCTCGTTCGGCAGGCCGTGGCCGGGCGTGACCGCGGTGATGCGCCCGGTGGTCGAGCCGCCCGAGACGTCCAACCGAAACAGGCCGGCGATCGAGTTGACGTACACCGAGCCGTTGGCGGCGACGCTGGCGGTGCCATTGTCGCTATCGACGGCCGACTCATAGAACGGCATCAGGTTCGGCGTGAAACCTGTGGTGCCGTCCACGTCGTGCAGGCCGTTGGTCTTGGCCACGTACACGTGCCCCTGGTCGCTCACCAGGCTGTTGATCGGGTACGTGGTGTCGCCCACGCCCACGCTGGCGCCCCAGTTGCCTGCGGTCATCGGCCCGGTGGCCACGTTGCTGACGCTCGAGAGCGTGTCCTGGCCGATGAGCTGCCAGGCGCCCACGGAGCCGGAGGCCTGGGCCTGATACCACGCGTGGGCGATCGATTTTCTGTTCGGGCCGCCGCCGGTCCACGTGCCGCTGGCGTTCTGCCAGAGTGGACCGGGCGCGCCCGCGGCGGTATCGGTCGCCGAGGTGCCGACGTACAGGTTGCCGCCGAAGGTGTCCATCGCCCAGGCATAGGCGCCGGCGCCCATGTCGGCATCCTGCACCGGCGCGCCGGTGCCGCCCGGCACGCGGTACAGGTACCGCCCGACGCCAAAGAGAAAATCGCCGTTGTAGTCGGCGCCGCAGCGCGGCGAGGTGGTGATGCCCACCGGCAGGTTGATGGTCGTGACGAGCGGCCCCGGCAGCAGCAGCCTCGGAAAGCGCGCGTCGGCGTTGATGGCGTAGGCGTAGGTGCCCTGCAACAGCCGCCACGAGTAGCCCATGCCGAGGTGGAAGGTGTCCAGCACCAGCGGCTCCTCGGACACGTCGATGGGCTCGCCGCTGAGCTGGACGACGTTGGTCTCGTTGTCGGCCGCCTGGGCCTTCAGACCACCCTGGCTGTACTGGTACAGCGTCAGGTCGAGCCCGCCGAGCGAGATCGATTCACGTAGTGGATACGCCACGCGGCTAACCCGGCGTCAGGATGGTGTACCCGTAGCCGTAGTTATCGCGCGAGCGCACCGTCAGCACGCTCGGCCAGTGCTGCTTTCTCACCTGCGGGTGCTGCAGCGTCAGCCGCTTCCACTGGTTGGCCGCGGCGCGCGCCTGGGCGCGTAGCTGGCGAAACGTGGCCTGATCGTCGGGCAGGCCCCACTTGCTCATCTCGAGGTGCACCCACGCCGAGCCAACGACCTCCATGCCGATCAGCGGCAGGACGGCCTGGTCGCTGTCGGTGTGCAGGCCCTCGACCGTCGCCAACCCGAAGCCGGCGCCCGTGTTGGTCCACCACGACATCGGCACGTAGACCTGCGGCAGCAGCGTGTCGCCGGTGTTGAGCGTCTGGGCGATCTCGATGCCAGGGTTATCGCCGCCCGGCACCCAGCGCCAGTTGATCATCAGCTGGTCATCGTCGTTCGGACCAGCGCTCGCGGCGCGGTAGTAGACCTCAACGAGCTGGTCCTCGGCCTGCAGCCACGGAAACAGCGCGCCGACGGGATACACACGCTGGTCCTGCACGGCGGTGATGGGCAGCTTCTGGATCGTCCAGCACTCGCCCAGCACCAGGTTGACGATGTCGTTGAGGCCACGCCGTCCCTCGTAGTGGACCGGCGGTAACCGGCCATAGAACTCGACCTGCGTGCCGGCCGGCGTGATGTTGGTGTGCCCGCGCTCGAGCGTGACGGTGCCCGAGACGTTATCGAGGCCCTGGTAGACCACGCGCCGCACCTGGCCGGCGTTGGCGCCGTACGGCTGGTACTCCCAGGTGTTGCCCAGGAAGGACGGCTCGAGCTCGGTCGACTGGAAGTCCTGGACGATGACCTGGTTCGGCTGGGCGGCGCTGTTGGTGGTCATCGTGCGGATGTTGAAGCCGGCGGCATCGGCCAGCGCGTAGCGATACGTCATCAGGTTGGGAGGAAACGTCGATTGCGGGCTGGGGAAGGGAGTCGGGCTCTCGATGATGATCGGCACGGCTCAGGTCATCCCCACCCGGCGGCGTCAGTCATGACTGTCGTGCGCACCGGCTGGTAGCCGCTCGTCGTCACGACCACGTCCATCTCGCGTTCGGTGAGCGTCCAGAACTGAAACGTGCCGTCGGCTCCGATCGCCAGGGGATTCGCGAGCGTCGTGCCGCTCGAGTCGTCAGCGTAGAGCGTGTCGCTGATCGGATTGGAGGTGCCCACGTCGTACACCGACACGCTGGCCGTGTTGGGCACACTGAGCAGTCCATTCGGCGACTTGACCAGGATGGTGTCCCGGAACATGGCGCGCCCCATGAGCGGATCAGGCGTTGGCCTCGATGGCCACGGTGCCCATCACGCGCGCGTGCCCTGTGCTCGAGACGGTGTTGACCTGCAGCGTCAGCCGATCGCCCGGACGGATGCCGCGACTGCCGGGGTCGGGCACGCTGTTGGTGAACTCGCCGGTCGAGGTCGCCAGCAGCGTCGGCCGATTGGCCGCGGTCGACCACACGGAGGTGCCGTTGAGCAGCACGTCGCACACCGTGCTCGCGCCACCGGTGCCGGCCGTCACGGCGTAGAACTTGATGCCGCTGATGCGGCCGAAGCTGGTCGAGACAAACTCGGACAGGATCTGCGCTGCCGTGACAGCGGCGTTGGAATAGCCCTGCGCGGCGTCGATGACGTTCTTGGCTTGTGAGCGTGTGCCTGGCATGGTGAGGGGTAAGCCTCCTTTTCAGTTGATGAGCGTGTGGACGCGGCGGCGCGTGATGCCGAGCTGCTGGGCGATGGCCCGCTCGCTCAGCCCGTCGTCGTGGAGTGACGCCACCAGTTGCGCCTCGGCTGGCGTGGGTTCGGGTTCTGGTTCGGGCACCTCGTCGTCATCGTCCTCGTCGGGTGCTGGGTTCGGATCGGGCTGGGGTGGCGTGCCGTAGCCCAACGCCTGGAGTGTTGCCGCCACGGCCGCGGCGATGGCGCTCGCGTCAGTCCCGGCGCTCACCACGCCCGTGTGCTGCAGGCCCGAGACGATCGCCTCGCCGAGCTGCTGCTGCTGCCGACGGTCGTTGTGCATCACGTCCTGGTGCTGTTTTATTGAGCGCACGGTCGCGAAGTCATCCCTACCGCAGTACTCGCATTCATCCGGACGTTCTGGGAGCGACACGCCGTCGAGCTGGGGAAAATGCACCGGCTGGGCGCCGCGCCAGCAGCCCTGCGCCTTGGCCGAGCTGGCACCGGGCGCGCCCGAGTGCATCAGATGGTCCTTGCTGTCGCCGACGTGCCGCTCGCAGGTCGGCACGATCGGTGGTCGCAGGTGGTAGCCGAGCTCGATCACCTGGGCGACGCTCATCTCACGCGCGCCGCCAGCCTGAAACAGCGGCTCGTACGGATGGTCCATGTAGTACGCGCTCGAGCCGAACTGCCCGTAATCGTTGAGCGCGACCCAGCCACGTTTGATCTTCTTCATCAGCTCGCTATCCGACGAGTCGCAGGCCACGACCTCGCCGGAGGGCATGCGGCAGTACATCAGGCCCTGGTCAGCGATGACGGCGTTCGGCGAATCGGTGGTCAACGTTTCAGCCATAGTGGCTCGGGGTCTCCTTGCTCGGGTGCGACGTACTCGGTGGTGATGGCGGGCCTGGAGAAGATGGCGCTGTACTCCCAGTCGACCTCGTCGGTCATCAGGTGCGCGGCCTTCGGCCCGAAGCTCGGCAGCGTGCTCACCCGCCACAGCGCGTCGTCATTTTTGGCGAGCGGCGTGCGTGCGTTGCCGCCAGGCGGGCGCCTGGGAAAGCCTTTGATGGGCACCACCGGCAGCGGTCCGCGTGGCGGGCGATCGTCGAGTCGGACAAAGCTCCAGCCTTGACGGCTCAGGCGGCCGATCATGCGCTCGAGCGACCACTCCAGTCGACGGTCGATCTCGTCAGGTCGCGCGCGTGCCGAGGTGCGCACGTGAAACTTCACGGCATACGCCTGCTGGTCGCGTGTTGGTCGGGTAATGATCTGCGCCATCGTTTAGCTATAGACGAGGATGCCGCCGCCGGCCGAGCCGGGCACCAGGTAGATGCCGGTCTTGGCCGGGATGTCGATGGGCACGATGCCGACCGCCGGCGTGGTCGCGGTGAACAGGACGGTGCCGCTCGCGGCGCTGGGGTTGTCATAGATGGTGATGCTGCCGGTCACCGCCGCGGTGATGCTGAGCTTGGCGACGCGGCCGGCGCGCGGCTTGACGGCCACGGCGACCGTGGTGAACGCCGCGTAATTGGCACCGGTGAAGGTCTCTTCCACGAGATCACTTGACGCAGAGCAGCTTGCAGGTCCAGTTGCTTGAGTTGGTCGTGGCCGCGGCGGCCTCGTCGGCTTCCAGGCGCTCAAACATGCCGTAGATCGCGTCCATCGACACAACCCAGCTCAGGTCGAGCGGGCTGTACCAGGTGTGCGTCGTGGGCTGGCGCTGGATGGCCTTGAAGTAGTGCGTCTTGGACCAGAACGCACCCGTCGCGTTGGGCGCGGTGCCGCTGAGCAGCTGTGACTCGTACACGTCGGCGCCGTAGATCTTGCCCACACGCGCCTCTTCAACCGCCGTGCCGCCCTCGTCCTGGCCGACGTACAGCATGTTGGTGAACTTCTCGAGCTTCAAAAAACCCGAGTACGTGGCGGGCGGGACGCAGATGTACCACGGCCGCGGCGCGGCCTGGTTGCGTAGCAGCGTGCGCGCCTGGATCAGGTTGTCGTCGGTCAGCTCGGCGCCGGTGGTGCCGCTCGAGTTGGTGGCCGCCGCGAACAGGCCCGCCGCGTCGACGTCCATCTGGCGCGCGAGCGCGTAGGCGCCGGCGATCGTCGTCTCGGAACGGATGTCGTAGCGCGACTGGATCTCAGCGATGTCCTCGACCATCTGCGCGATGGCGCGGTGGCCGTTGGTCATTGGCAGCACGAATTGCTGCTGGGTCTCGGTGATGGCCTGCGGCGTGAGCGCGGTGCCTGGCGCCTTGGCGTTGGCGGTCAGGTTGTGCCTGCTCGGCAGGTTGATGGTGTTGGCGTGCTGGTCGACGAGCGCGCTCTTGTCGTCCAGGAGCGCGGCGACGACGACGTCGTATTGAATGGCCCGGTTCAGCTCAGGGCTCCACACCTGATCGATGAACACGGCACTGGTGGTAATCGTGACGTTGGCCAAGGTATGCAGCCCCCCAATAGGGCGTTGTTAGATCTTTGAAGGAGCTAACTAGCCCGGAGTACGGCCATTGGCGAAGTCGGCGGCGAGCTGCGCGGTGATCGCGTCGATCTGCGCGCTGCTCAGCTTGGCCGCGTCCTTCGGCGACATGGCCAGATAGTCGTCCACACTGAGTCCGCCCAGGTTGGGCGCGCCGGTGCCGTTGGTCGCCTCGGGCGTCGCGCGCGAACCGACGAGTCGGCCGCGCAGTCCCGTGAGCTCCGCCTCGAGCTTGGCGACCTGCTCGTCCTTGCTCCGGGCCCCGATGGCCATGGCGCGTTTGGCGAGCTCAGCCGCGGACGGCGCCTCGAACAGATGCTGGTAGTCCTGCTCGGCCAGACCGGCGACGTTCTTGAGTTGTGAGAACTCGCTGGCCATCTCCTGCAGGATCTGCTGGCGCGTCGCCGCCATCAGCGTCGCGGCCTGGCGATTGCCCTGGTACAGCTGCAGGATGCCCTGGCGGGCGCGGTCCTGGGTGCCGTAGTCGGACGACGACAGGTCGTTGAACAACTGCTCAACACGCTGGTTGGCCTCGCGCTGCGTCTGCAGGAATTGATCCTGCTGCTGGCGTTCGGCCTGCTCGCGCTCGAGGGTGGCGCGCCCCTCGGCCAGACCACGCTGGTACGCATCGTCGCCGCGCTGACGTCGGGAGCCCTGGGGGTCAGGTCCGGCAACGTCGGGCGTGGTGTCCGGTACGGTCGCTTCGGTCGGTTCCGGTGCCTCCGGTTCGGGCGGTGCGGCGGGCGGTGCGGCAGGTCGCAGGTGCTCGGGATACAGACTGGGGTCTGGCCCGAGCTGCACATCGACCTGCGGGCCCGCGTCCGGGCTCGAGGGGGCAGGTGCGCCGGCTTCTGGCGACGTAGGCGTGTCTGACATTGGGGTTATGAGAAGGAGGGACTCAGACGCCGTTACTGTACGTCAACTTGCACTTAGCAATTTGTTGACGCGCCGGTCTGAGCCTGTGCGTGGATGACATTGTTGTCCTTCAGGGACTACCTCGACGCAGAACCTGACGATTCGCGGTCAGGTTCTGACGCACGCTCTGTAGAATTTCTACACAGGCTGGCGCACTCCCTTGTAGAATTTCTACACGGGCTGAGGGCCTGCCGAACATCTACGAGGGAGTGTGCCGCACATGGACTCGACGCTTGACGACAACGTAAAGCGCATCGACATCACCGTCACAGAGGCTCTGATCGATGCCGCCATCCCACTCGATTCGTCCCATTGCATGATTGCGGATGCCATCCGGGCCACACTTCCGCACGCGCGCTCGATCATGGTCGATCTGGCAGCCATCCGCTGGTCAGACCCCAGGGTCGGCAAACGCTATATCTACTTCACCCCAGGCTCGGTGCAAGACGCCCTGCTGCAGTTCGACTATGGGGTGAAGCCAAAACCGTTCCGTTTCACGTTGCGCGCCCCGGCGCAGGTCACCAACAGTGGTCCCGACGCGATCAAACGCGGTGGCCGCGTGACGCGCGGATTCACCAATGTGACGGGTGATCCGCGCGACACGGGAACGAAGATCGGAGGAACACCGCCCGGTTTGGGCCCATTGAGCAGTGCGCCGGATCGCCCGGCCAAATCGCCCACCGAACGCCTCGACTCAACGCAAGCCACTCCTGACGTCAGTCCTCCCCCAGCCTCGAGTCCGAATCGGGGGCAACGCTTCGAACGACAAGGTGACGAAATGCGCGGCCGACGTCGTCAATACGGCATCCGACGGATGGGCCGTCCGAAATTAGAGCTCGAGGCCCGCGATGACGGCTGAACACGTCGAGTCCTCGCCGGTCACCTTCAGGGACTACCTCGACGCGAAGCTCTCCAATTATCCCACCAAGGATGATCTGCGCGCGGTCGAGAATCGGCTGACGTGGCTGATTCCCACGATTACTGGAGTCGTGATTGCGGTCCTTGGCCTCATCGATAAGTACCTGGTGCACTCATGACATCGCGTAAACCATCATCCGTAGCCTTGAGCCTGGTCATTCTGGCCGCCGCCAGTGCCGGCGCGGGTCTGCTGATCGGCACAGGCGGGCCCTGGACACAACTGTCTTCAGCGTTCAGCGCGGCGCAGGTTCAGCCCGCGGTGGTGGCCCTCGGAG